CATTTCTATCGGTTTTCCACCGATAATTCTTCAATTCCTTTAGTAAATTTACACTATCTTGCTGAATAAACAAGGGAGTGCCTTTTATAGTCCTAATTCCCTCCGTCACATCTTTGTTTGCGTGCTTGGCATTAAACCCATTCCTTACCAACTCCTCAATGGTCTTTGGCTCTGCTGCATCGCAAAATATCTCATCGTACGGGTCAATATTAAGAACCTTTAGCCTATCTACCAAATCATTTGTGGTCAACCTGGTCTCATACAGCAATTCTTGGGCATAAGCAGCACCCTCAACAAAGATAACCTTAACCAATGCACTTGGCACATTAAATCCAAAGTCAAGACCATAAACCACCTCACCATCTTCTGGCATCTCTGCCGTAGTCCTATAATGCGTATATATCAAATCTTGGCTCAATCCACGTTCACCAAGGCCATATATTTGCCAGTAGTTAGGGTCGGCATCCTTCAAGCGTTCTAATTCGTCAACCAATTCTTTAGGGAGGAAGGGGTTGTCGCGAAAGGTAGTAATGTTGAAGTCGGCATCATCCCTTGGAATCACAGAGTCATAAATCCAACTTGCCACATCAGAAGGGTTGTAGTCAATCACTATCTTACCCTCAGTCCTCATTATCAACTGCATCCAAGCCTCATAAGATAGCTCATTTGCCTCATTACAGAACAAGTAAGTCCTTGCCCTACCTCTTATCTTTTGTGGCTGATCAGCACTCACAAACTCAATCGTATTCCCATTAAGGCTATATATCTGCTCAGTCTTGTTGTGGTTGTCCTCTGAATATATGTTAAGTTTTGTTAATATGTCCACAAAGTCCCTGAGAACAGAACCCTTAATGGATGGAAGCGATTGCCTTACTATTGTGAGAGTCTTGTTGTTTTCTTGAAGCAACTTCACAATGAACCAGATAAGTATGTTGTACGTCTTGCCTGACCTTGATCCTCCTTGCATGACAGAGATGCGCTTGTCACTTTCGTTTAGGATTTCGTAGATTTTGTTGGTTTGGAGAGTGGCGTTCATTGTTGTTAGTTTAAGTCGACCAAAGGTAGGCGAGTTTTGGGCGAAAAAAAAAATTTGGGTTTGCAGTTTGCGAACTGAAAACTATGCGTAAAAAGGGGGTCATCGTATATATAAGATTTATAAAGGTTGGTTTGGGGACTTTCAAAAATTTGTCTTTATATGGCCTGGCCCCAAAAAAAAATCCTTTAAGTCCCCCCCATTGTGCCAGCGCTTGCCGTCAACCTTGCCAATACAGTGCAAAAAGTTGGTTACCCTATAACTAATATTATGTTAAGTAGAGCGTTAACTACTTATATATCAATACATTATAAATATAAATAGTTATAATGTATATTTATTCTGCCTTATTGTCATCCAGTTGTATTGTTCTGTTATCCTGTAGTAATATATTAGGCTTGATTATCTCAATTGCGATTTGGTTTAGGTTGCCTTCGATCTTTGACTCAATCTTTTGGGTTGGTAAGCCAATATAGTAGGCGCAAAATAGCTGTATTGCCTTCATGTCACCCTCTTTGATCTTCTCATGTAGCTTTGCAAATGCAGTGGTTGCCATGGGGTGAAGCTTCTCAATTATCTGATCTTCTTCCATGCGTTTGGGCCTGCCTGCGTTTTTTCTTGCCCCACCCCAATTGCGTTTCTCAATTAGCTTATCCAGTTTTTCGTTTGTCATAGTTGAATTATCTTGAATAAAGATATGCGGACTTGTGTTGATATTCAATTAGTCTACAATATTTGTAGGCTTTTCCTTTTGCTGTATTATTTCCATATTGTGAGTAAAGCCTTTCGGATCATTAAGCTTTTCGAATATCTTAAACTTGATCCAGTCACCAGGTGAATCATTTATATATTGGATAAAGTCATGTTTGAAGATATTTAAATATAGACCATTCTCAGCCTTTTTAATATAGAAACCTTTTCTTTTCATGTAATCAAAAATAAACACAATTAATATAATTGATTGATATTTATTTACTTATATATTATTAAAATAAATATTTAAATATAATTATATAAAATTGATATTTTAATGATATTAATATCTATATTTGTGAGACAATTAACACAAACAAAAACAAACTATCATGAAGCCAATTATCGCAATTATCGCAATTTTCGCCGGTATCGTTTTAATTAACCTTAGCGCATGGGGTGTAATTTAACACCCCTTTAACAGTTTACAAATCAATTTATTTCTACTTTTATTTTTCACTCTAATTATACAAACATCATGCAACAAACTAAAACAGCAATTCAGCCATCTTATAAGCCTGTAAAGAACTTACTTTCCGAGGGATCAACTAACACTAAAACAGCGAAAAACGAGTTAACAACATTTATTCTTTATCTCGCGCCATCTGACATTATAGGCACTCATAACCTTTGCCCAATGGCAAGCGCAGGCTGTAAAGCAGCTTGTCTATATAGCGCAGGCCGCGGTCGCTTCTCTAATGTGCAACTGTCCCGCATCAATAAAGCTAAATTTTGGGCCTATGATCGCAAAGCTTTTTACATTCAATTGGCCAATGAAATAATGCGCATATTTGACAAAAGTAACTTTGAACAGATCGCCATTCGCTTGAATGGGACGTCTGACATAGATCACCTAAACTTAATTAAAAAATACACAGGTATTAATTTTCTCGATCCTTTCTATTCAAATTTACTTTTTTACGATTATACCAAAAACATAAACGTATACAAAAGATATTTTGGTACTAACTACAAATTAACTTTTAGCAAGTCAGAAAGTAATTTTGATGAATGCCTTGAAGTTATTTCAATGGGTGGCAATATTGCTGCAGTTTTCGCAGCTGAACTCCCTGAGTCATACGGTGGAATTGCTGTTATAAATGGCGATAATTCAGACTTAAGATATTTTGATCCGGCCGGCGTTATTGTTGGATTAAAGGCCAAAGGCGATGCTAAAAAAGATCAATCTGGTTTTGTAATCAATAAATATTAATACAATGAAAAAAGAAACAAGAAAGAAACCTAAAAAGGTAACTGCTCAGGATGTTAAAAAAGCAATTTTAACCGAATTAGAAAAAAAGCAGGTTAACAAAGATTGGATTAAGTCACATTTAATTTTTACTAAATTATGAAATTACTCACAGCAAAATTCAACAGCAAGTGCAACAAGACAGGCGCAAAGATCAACAAAGGTGAATTTATGTACTATGACTATAGAGAGCGCAAAGTATACTGCAAAAAGTATATTGACGATCTTAATGAAGCATATAGTACAAAGCAATTCATTGAAGCACAAGAGAATGCCTATTTTGATAATTTCATATCTCTAAACTACAGTCATGAAAATAGATAAACAACTTTTGAAGTTAATCATTGCACTAATTATTGCGGCCGTTATAATTGGCCAGCTACAGGATGCGCACAGCTTATAAATTACTAAATTTTAATACTATGAATATTTATTTCAACAATTATGACAAAGCGAGCGAATACGGGTTAATTATACTTAATATTAGCCATGAATTATACTTAACTCACAGTTCGTACAATACTGAAATTGGGCAATGTTCATGCATTAATATAGAAGATGACGAAAATAGGGTTATATATCGTTTATTTTACGATCATCATTTATTTGAGATGCAACCTTTACAGGTTAGGGTTAACTGATGAGGCTATAAAGCCGAAACAATTAAAGCGCATACAATTGCGCTTTTTTTGTATTAACCTATTAAATACCATTTAGGTCATGGAATGCATTAGCTTACCATTTAGGTCATGGAATGCGTTAACTGACCATTTAGGTCATGGAATGCGTTAACTGACCATTTAGGTCATGGAATGCATTAGCTTACCATTTAGGTCATGGAATGCGTTAACTGACCATTTAGGTCATGGAATGCGTTAACTGACCATTTAGGTCATGGAATGCGTTAACTGACCATTTAGGTCATGGAATGCGTTAACTGACCATTTAGGTCATGTAATGCATTAGCTTACCATTTAGGTCATGGAATGCGTTAACTGACCATTTAGGTCATGGAATGCATTAACTGACCATTTAGGTCATGGAATGCGTTAACTGACCATTTAGGTCATGGAATAACCCAAACCCAATGCCAAAACCCAATGCCAAACCCAACCACCAGGACAGCCTCAAAAGTCGATGTTACAACATCGATGGCGCAACATCGACGTTCCAACATCGATTCCACCCTCAAATGCCCCTAACCGCCAAAAACCCCAAAAACCCCCAACCGCCAAAAATCCCAAAAACCCCCAGCCAAAAATTACCCCCAAAAACTTCCGCCAGGCAAAAATCCCGACAAAAATCCCCGACAAAAATCCCCGACAAACAAAAAACCCCACACAAAATGGAACATTACGAAAAACTCTACGATTGGATCAACCAGAATTATTCTGCATTACAAATCTCCTACCTTAACTACCATAATCAAGAAAAGGTAAACTTTACGCTATACTGTATAGCTATGTATGTTAAGCATCAAAGTTTGTTCTCATAATATCAATAGTACATCCCATTTCTTTAATCCTATCTATAACCTGGTTGGTATCTAATTCGCTTGGGATGCTAACCATTAGGATTGTAGGAATTAAATATTTTTCTTTTATGCAAGAATTTATATTATTTATAAAATTTAAAGTTATTTCATCTTCAATTGAAAGCATATCCTTGACCTTTTGAACCCCATGAATGACAGTTGTATGATCAGCACCAAAAACTTCCCCTATTTCAGCCAATTTAAGCCCCATATTTTGTCTGGCAATGAAATAGTAAGCATGACGGCACAAAACCAAGCCACGCCCCCTATTTTGGCTTCTAATC